GGCATAAAGATTTTGCCATTTGTTTGTTGATGTTCCTAAGTCATGAGTAGTTCCATCAGGAACAATTGAGCTATTTACAAGACCATTAAATACAATATCGTCAGTATCGGCATCGCCAAGATTTACATTTCCATTTAGATTAGAAGTAGCAGCTACACTTATGGAGCCTGCAGTTACAAGATCTCCGTTTGCATTTACAGTAAGATCGCCTCCACCAATATCAAGAGTTTCCCCTATAAGTGCGCCTGTTGCAGTTATGTCCCCAGTAGAGTCAATATCTCCAGTTACATTTAAACCTTTGTTAAAATTCCACTCATCGTCAGAAGAAGTATAAAGTAGAGTAGCATTTGCACCCTCTAAAGTTATACCCCCAAGATTAACTGCTGCTGCATTTGTTGCGCCTTCACCGATGACAATATTTTTATCATCAACAGTCATTACACTACTGTTAATAGTAGTGGTTAAGCCATCTACTTGCAAGTCTCCTAGTATTTGTACAAGACCTGAATTTGCTCCTACAACAGCAGGGTCAATTACTAAAGTTGCAGGGCCCTTTATTGTCCCTCCTGCAACCTCTAAGTTGCCTGCAATATTTATTTCGCCAGTATTATCTCCATGCGTGGTAGGATCAATAGTAAATTCATTTGGAACTTTTAACGTATCCCCTTCAATTTCCAAATCACCAGCAATAGTTACCTCACCTGTAGCATCACCATGTGCAGCAGGATCAATAACAAAATCTGCAGGGCCCTTTATTGTCCCTCCTGCAACCTCTAAGTTGCCTGCAATGTTTATTTCACCAGTATTATCTCCATGCGTGGCAGGATCAATAGTAAAGTCATCTGGAACTTGTAAAGTGGTCCCTTCAATCTCCATGTCGCCCGCAATTACAACTTCTCCTGTTGCATCTCCATGCGTAGCAGGATCAATAACAAACTCTGCAGGGCCACGAAGATATCCACGAAGCTCTAAGTTATTCATCTTAGAGTTTATTTCTGTGCCATCCCAGTTAAATGTGTCTCCGTTAGGGTCGCCAATGGCAGCTTTATAGTATAAGGGGTCTGTACCGTCTGCCCCAAGCCAAAAACCTTGCCCTACATCATAAGAAGTTTTGCCGCCCTTTATTGAGCCTGCTCCCATGATTGTGATTCCGCCTCCGGGAGTGTCAACTATAATACCCTGATTTAGGGAGACTTCAGCTATACTAATTACGCCTGTATCTTCTACACCTTCTCCAGGACCAGCTCCTGGTCCTCCATTGAAGGGGCGAACATCTAACCAAATTTCTGCAACAATCTTACCTGCCATTAACTTCCCCTATCAATTTGTGCGATTACAGCATCGTTTGTTGTATCAGGACGATACGCTGTCTTGTATAAATAACTAATAGTACTAGATGTTGTATTTACTCTATCTAATCGTAGTTTTGTATCTGAGACTACTTCTACAACAAACGCTGAAGCCTCTCCTACAACAGTAGAAGAGCTAGTAAGAGGAGTAGACAAGTAAGCTACTACATCTCCTTCCTCGAAGTCTGTTGTGAATGTCGTTCCTACTCCGGTAATTGTATATCCAGAATCTCTTGTAAAAGACGTACCAGATATAGCTGTCCATGCCGTATCAAGAGTAGCACTTCCATCACCTACATCTCTCCAATAGTCTGGACCATAATTATTTGTTGTGGTGTCCCACTGCGCCAAAAAGCACTTTGGCACACTGTGATCAAATATTACGTATAACTCTCTGGCATCGTTATCGGCAACATTTGAAAGATCGAGAACTCCATTTGCTTCAGCAACCTCTGCAAAGTTTCCAGGAGCACCCTGGCTAGATAAAGAAGCAGGGTAAGTATCAAAAATAAATTCTTCGCTCCCTTGAGAAATGCCATCTGTTCTAGTTGTTTTTACAGCGTAGTAGTCCCAGTTTCTTGTACCATTGGCAGTAGTTGTAGTTGTACTATAACTTGACTGTAACGATCCGATCGTATACTCTTCTCCCGCATCAATTAATTTAATGTCACTCAGGGTATGAGTATCATTAGGCCCTCGTAATTTAGGACTAGCTACTTGTGCCCCATTCCATACAAAAGAGTATTGTTTGGTTCCCCCAGGTTCTGTAAGCCTTTGTACTGCATATGCTCCAGAAGGTATGCTTCCTGTGGTCCATGCAGCAGATAAGGAAAAGAACTCCTCTGAAGAGCTGGCAGTAATTTTTGCAACAGTATTAGAATTTGCTCCCTTTGGAACACCATGAACTCTTTCTGGCAAACTTGCAGTGCCAAGCCCTCGTATACCCTCTTCTGTTGTAGAAGGGTAGTATCTTGAAAATACTGGGTCTAAATTATTTGAGTCAGAATTTAAACCTCTAAGAGTTTTATACCTAACCCAATACCATCTCTCGGTGGTTCCTTGTTCTTTAAGAATAGGGTCAACAATAGTTGTGCCTGTAGTCGTAAGAATTAGAGAAGCGCCACTAAAATTACCATTATTTGGATTCATCCAGACTTCAATCTCATGGGTAGACGGAGAGTAAGTTCCTGTATTTTGCCAAGTAAGCTGTATACCTCCTACTGCGCCTTCTGTTTCTACAATCTGACTCGCAAGTAGATTTATAGGTCGAGTAATAACAGTATCTGGATTTGTGGGTTCTTCTCCGTAGGGCGTAATCAAGTCATTAGCCATATACTGAAGAGAGAACGCATCATCATTATGCTCTTTAGCTACTACATCTACTAATAAATCACTTCTAGTTTTTAAAGATTCAATCCTAAACAGCTTATTTTCCCAATTAAAGTTAGGATATGTAATAGCAATTAAATTGCCTGCTAAGAGTAAATAGCCTTTTGGAGGCATTTGAAAAGAAATAGTTAATCCAGCCCTAGACTCATCTAGTGCTTGTTTTGCATTCATTCTTAAATTAAAATAGTTTGTAATTGCAGGTGCTCGATAAGTACCTTGACGTTGTATTCCTTTATCTTGAGCTAAGTACTCTGAGTTAAAAAACGATACAGTTCTATTTTCAAAAAGTAATGCAGGATCGGATGCTTGAGCACTAAAAGCATTAAAAGTTTTAGAAATGCCTTTATCGTCGAGTTTTATATCTCCAATAATATCTTTTTCTGTAATAACTTCTGTATCTGCATCAAACTCAGAAATGGGCTTTGCTTTTACACGCATATCCAAGTAATACTTACCATTACTATATCGTAGTATTCCATTAAACTGCTGCAATAAAGAATTTACATTGTCAAATATCTTTTGCGAAGTATCTATAATAGGATTGATTTGGTGTCTTGTAGCCCACCGTTGCTCCCAACTTTCCCAGCCAACGTACTTCCAATATTTTATCTCATCGCTATCATATAAAGAGTATCCAGAAACAATTCTATACCCATTATTTCGGAGATCTATTCGTTTTACAAGAGGGTTGCCAGAAGGCGCAGCAAAAAACGTAAATCCATACTGATGACTTCCATTTACGAGAGTAGGCGAAGTTTGAGTGTATTGACTTTTAGTATGATCTATATTAAACGTTGCAGACCGTGTAATATTTCTAAATGTAATAGAGTTTGTTTCTACTGCACTAGGCTCGTTAATAGTGCTATTAGCATTACTACTACTTATAAGAGTAGTGTACCCATTTACATTCCATACTACTTCATTCAATGAATAAGTTTTAAATTTTTCCCACTTTCTACCTATTTTTCCTATGCAGTTTTTAAAAGTAATTTGTCGAACATTGTCTTGAATTGTAATAGGAGTAACATTTCGGTCAATAAAATAAGAAAACTCTGTAATAGATTCAATTTCTCCTTCAAAAAGAAGAGGCTCAGAAGTGTTAGCAGGATATCTACAAATATCTCCTACTTGAAAATTATTTATAGTACTATCTTGAGCAGTAACTAGTACTGTAACATCGGACTGGGTATCACAAGTACGAGCAGCCTCCTTAAAGGATTCTACGTCTATTAAATCACCAGAAAGGCCTTTTCCAAATCTTTTGTTTGTTAAATAATCTAACAGTATCAAGGCCGGATTATTTGTTACTCTAGCATCGTAAGAGTTGAACACAGCTTCGTCTAGAGTAGTACCTCCCTCTTGATCCTCTAGTACTGTATCTGATCTTGTACCATAAGAGTACTGTAGCCCTGTGAGAAGACCTTCCTGCTCAGAGCTTGTTAGAACTGCTTGCGAAAGTCTTATAATCTTATTATTATCACAATAGGCTCGTGCAGTTGGATCTTCAGGCTGCTGTATATCAGCTTGCTTTCTAAAATCTCCGCCGTCGGTTCTTGAAAAAGTAATACTTAAGCCGTCTACTTCGGATGGAACAAAAGTATCAGAAGAGTCTTGATAAAATAATTGCCAACTTTTAAGAGTACTACTCGGTAGATTTTCATATTTAGTAACCGCATATGTTGAGTTAACTATAATCTCTGCATTGCTATCGTCAATTTCAGAAGTGGTCGTAGTAGTTTTAGTTGTGCTTATAGTTCCTGCGGCAATAGCAGTATTTAACGTACTAGCTAAAGTTTCCCATACAACTATTCCGTTTGTGGAAGACTGAATGCCTACTTTAACTTTGCCTTGGTCTGTCGAATTAAAAGAAGCAGCAATATAATCTGCTCTTAAATTAAAATGCTTTTTAGCATCTCCTATATAATACTCTACTCGTACAGTTCTAGACCCCAAAGCTTTAATTGCATTTTCTACAGACGTATTTCCGTATATTTCTCCAAAATCAAAGCGGTAGTAAGAATATGTAATGGTTTCTTGATTAGGATCAAATCCATCATTATAGCCAGTAGTTATACCGACGTCCTCCATAGCTTCCCATACGTCGATATCATGACCTTCGCCACTTCCTATCGCATATTCGTATGAAGTAGTTCTTCTCTCTACTATAAAATCAATAGAAGTAAGTACAAAATCGCTACTATTATCAAATACGAGACCATTTACATCAAATAAGTTAGAGCCTCCTTCACTTGTAGTGGTATCAGTTTGCACAGGATTAGAGTCATCGCCGGTATAGCTTTGGTTTCTCATAATCCAGTCAGAGGTAGTAGGAACTAGAGGAGTGTTCGAGAAGGGGCGCATGGTTATTTTTCCTGCGGTGCCTCCTGTAATAGCATTTAGTATATTTGTGTCAGAATTGGTAGAGTCAGGCCCAAATCTAAATCTCCAATCTATTTTTCCCCAAGGGTCGTACTGATACCACTTATCTATAATTTTTGCAGTTGTGCCTCCAGTATTAGAAGGCCCAACAAATACATGTACAATATCTCCAAGTTGATAATTTGACTCTCTTGTTTGCGGGACGGATGCCTTGTAGCTGCCATCATAATGACCACAATTTACATACTTTCCTTTTACAATATATTCAAACTTTGGCTGCTGCCCTGACGACTCAGAAATTATATCTTTTTGAACAGTATATGAGGTATCTAAAAGTCTATGATTAATACCCCAATAATCTATCGCTTTTCCGTCATAGAAACTTTGTTGAATTTTAAATCCTTCATTCTCCGCTATTTTTCTAAGAGTAGCGTCAGCGGATTGATTATAGAGACCTGCGTGCAGAGTAACATCAACAGTGTCAGTATCTCCGCCAAAATTAAATTTATAGTGTTTTTTATGTGTTATACCTACTTGGCCTACGGATTGCTGCGCGCTTGCAGATGGAGTTACTTCCTCAGGTACAGGAACATACGGCTCTCCATTAAAAGCGCCATCATAGTCTTCATCAACTATCAGGATCTGTGCTTGTCCGCCAAAAACCATACCTTCAATAAACCTGTTATTAGCAGTATTATACTGATACTGGTAGTTTCCTTGAAGCACATCTCCTTTTGTCATTACGCCTACACATCTGGTTCCTCCTGCGGCCCCTGTAGACCTAGTAGCTTTATCCTTTTCATCTCTACACACTAAGCCTTCTTCATCGGTTATGATATCATAAATTCCACGAATAGGCCCTTCAGAAATAACGTTGACAGTATATAAATCTGTAGTTACTGCGGCTTGGCCATTTTCTACTGTGCCCAATGCGCCCAACTCTACATCTGCAAATACCGGGTTAGGATCAATTCTGTTTACTCCATAAACAACAGGAATAAATTTTGAAGCTAAATTAATTTTTAAATCTAACTCTTCTTCTACTTTGTAAGACTCTTCTTCCATGCTATAGCTTTTTCTAAGGCCAAACCAGCTACTTCTTTTTCTTAGCTTAGGGCGAGTCTTTGTAGCTATATAAGGGGCTAAAACATTTAAAGATTTTTCAGCGTGCTCAAATCCATAGTCGTGCTCGTAACGAGGGCTTAATAGAGCATCAACATTTGAAGTTCCTGAGCCATCTAAAGCTCTGTGAAACTCGTCAGACGTAAGTCTGCCTTGTACTCGAACAAAATCACCCCAATGACTTGTAAGAGTCCAAGTCATGGTAGATTCTTTTTCGCCTTTTTCCTTTAAAGCGCCTTTTGCAATAATACCTTTAAAAAGTAAAACAGGAGTACCGTAAAGAGACCCTGTTTTCGGATTTGCAAAACAGCGATATATATCTACAGTTTTATTTATATAACTTTGAAAATTAAGAGCAGTAGCAGAAGAGGTTAAAGCAGTTACAGAAGCAGAACTATAAGTAACAGTAATTTGTGCCGCTGAAATAGCGTTTGTAGCTGTTATTGCTGTAATATCAATACTTGTAGCAGAACGTATACGATCAATTCTAGCCGTAAAGTTTATTGCACCGCCTTCAAACTTTACTTCGTCTCCTACCTGAAATCCTGCTTGAAATAAATCTAAATCAACAGTAGCAGTTGCAGAACCTCCTACAGCAAGCTGAGGGCACGTTAATGTTACAATTGCATCTCGACCTAAGCTATTTGCACTAAGAGTTAAAGTCATTCCCGTAGCTTTTGCTTCTATATCTTCTGTAACATCTCCAACTTTTCCAAAGTGCGTCGGGTTATATGTTTGATTTTCAAAATCTACAGGGTAGGGAGCGTCCGTAAGATACACATAGTTTGTATCAGGAATAGTTTGATTATTTTTTTCATAGTCAATATTTGAGGGCTTTTCAAATTTAACAAGATGATACACCTGTAGAGGTACATTATCTACAAGTGCATTTTTGAGAGCATTGTCTACATTACGAAGAGCCATGTAAATTCCTTATGATAAAGTTTCTTCTAGCTTAACAGAAAAAGAGTAAAGACCAGAAGAGTCTAAAGTATAGTCTATTGTACTACCTACGGCGATTACACGAATTTTTGGAGTAGTCACGTTAAAAGATATTGTAGGGCTTCCGTTTGCAGAAGTTGTATCTACTTTTCGCTGTAATGTAGGTGTTACATATAAATAATGGTTGCTGCTATCAATTGCGGTCACTTTATATGCTTTTTTATGTGTGGTATCAGTAGGATCAGATACAGTAAGTAAATCCCCTTTTTCTATATTAGCAGAGTTTTGTACAGCTAAATACTGCTGCCCTGCGGGTTGAGAAAGTCCAGCCACTACAGACGTATTGATAGTGGCTGTTTTTTGGTATTGAGGAAGATTTACAAAAAACGCTTCTTGAAAAGATTGACGTTGTAAAAGAAATGGGTAAACAGTATTAAACTGAGATTTAGTCAGTTTATTATACGATATATCCACTTTCCATTGATGGTATTGGTTAATCCGACGGTAAGTAATTCCTGAGCGAGAACGGTTAGTAAGCACTTGCTGCTCGGAAGTAAGTTTTACGGTCTTGTACCCAGGGCCCGCAACTCCGCCACTGACATCTTCGCCAGCTTCATCAATTGTATTAACAGGATCTGGTAGTATATTCTGAACTGCCATGCTTAGTACTCCTGAATGCTTACAGACTCAAGAAAAGTCTCGCCATTTGCATTTGCTGCGTCTCTTAGCATACCAATAATATTGCCTCTTTGATTCATTAAGATATCTTCTACTCCGTCAGCGTCAAGTGCAGTAATATTTATATTTGCATTAATTGGAGTGCCCATTTCTGAAATTTGATCCGAAGGTACAATAGTGCCGGGCCGCTCTGGTATAAACATTTCGGGCCCTTGCTCGCCTACCATGAAGGCGGTGTTTCCGCCATTTGCACGGTACTTCATGCCGCTTGCTGCAGGCCGAAAGTTTTCTGGGCCTCCGATACCGCTAGCTCCTCGGAAGTAGGCAAGCTCTCCTCCAGCTCCCGACGACTTTGCAAGGTCTGTTGTTGTACGTCGTTCTCCAACTGTAATTTGGGAGGGGGCGCTTGATCCTGCATCTACCGAGCTTCCACCTCCTGCATAAGAAGTAGAAGAAATTGCCGCAAGTTGGGCGGCTCCCATGGCCACCATCATAGCAATTCCTGGAATTGCTGCAGGGAACCCTTTTTCTGCTTCTTTCATAACAGCTAAAGCTGTGGATGAAATGACCTGAGCCATTTTCATCTTTTTATCTTTTTCAAATGCTTTACGTTTAATTTTCTCTTTTTTTGCCTCTAGTGCTTTGATTTTTGCAATGCTTTCTTTTGACTTGCCATCTTTCTTCTTTTCTGCGGCAATTTCTTTATCAATTGCTGACACAGCTTGATTTGCTTTTGCTTGCTGCATTGCTCCGATGGCTGAAATAGTAGCTCCGACTGCTTGCATTGCAGTCTCCATTGTTAAACCCTTGCCACTTATTTCGTCAAATACATTACTAAAGGCTTCTCCCATTTGAAGAGCGCCTTGAGCAATAGAAGACATTAGAGCGCCTTCAGGGCTTAGTTGAGCTAACTCTGACATGAAGCCTTCTGTTTGCTCTTTTAAGAACGCAAACTTCTCGCCCGTGGTACCTTGATTCATTACGCCTGCAGGATCGGCTTGATCTTGGGCTATTCCTGTTATAGCATTTGTCATGCCTTCAGGAGCGCCCAAACGTATTGCTTCTTGTCCCGCAATACCAATATTTTCTTGAGTTAGTCCAATATTCCCTTGACGAAGAGCTGCAATTTCTTTTTCAATTTGTAAACGGCGTTCTGGAGTAGTTACCGCAGATTCTCTTTCGGTCTCTAGTCTAGTAATTGCCTCTTCATTTAAGAGTCTTTGGGCGGCGATCGCATCTTGAATACGTCCCTGCTCTCGTAAAATTGCAATTCTACTTTCTGCCTCTGCAATAGCAGCAGATTCATTTGGGTTTAGTCCAAGCCTTTCTCGCTCCAACGCTACATTTTTTTGAGTCAAGTCATTCAGCTGCCTTTGAATTTCAAGCCTTGCTACAGGGTCATCTGTTTTTGCTTGCAAATCCTTTAATCGAGCTATTTCTGCTTCATTGGTCACTTTTTCGAGCGATAAAGCCCTATCGTACTCACCGTTTTCCCTTAATTGTGCAGTATATTGATTAACATAACTTAATGCAGCCTGTTGTGCTTCTGTTATTGCTGCTGTTTGAGCTTGAGTTGCTGCTAGTGCCGCGTCTGCGGTTTTTGCTCTTTCCTCTCCAGTAGCAACCTCTATTGCAGCACTTCTTTGACCCTCTAAGCCTTGCATAGCTCCCAATAGTCCAGAGCCCGCTTTGCCTTCTGCCCCTTTCGCTCCCATGAGTTTATTAAACTGAGCTTCTGTAATTACACTACTTTCTTTCAGAGTTGCAATTTTTAGTGCTTCTAACTCAAACTGAGACTCTAAAAGTGCATACTCCATATTAATTGTAGCAGTACGCAGCCTAATTCTTTCTTCTTCTGTTGCTTTTAAGTTTGCAGCCTCTGTTGCAGCTAAGTCTGCTTCTTCCGCGGCAGATACTGATCTTTGTTGAGTGGCAGCCTTAAGCTCTATAGCTCGTCGAGCAGATGCTAGCTCTAATCCTTGCTTTGCTTGGAGTAGGGATAGCTCCTTTTCCGCAAAGCTTAGAATCATTTTTTGAGTCTTTTGAAGCTCTTGAAGATTTTTATGCCTTTGAATACCAACTTGAAAATTCTGTTGTGCTACAGAAAGCTCTTCAGCAACTAAAACCTTTCTTTCCCCAGTCAATCTATTTATTTCTACTTCGATTTCTTTACGCTGATCTGCATCTTTTGCTGCTGCTTTTTGTTGGTTCAAGAAAGTTAATTGAGTGTCTATTTGAGATATCTTAGCATCTCTAACCTCCTGCTCTGCCGCGATAAGAGCTCTTACTCCCCCCTCACTTAAATCATTTACAGCTTTTAGTCGTTTTACTTCTAAGGTTTTTGACTGAATAATATTTTTTGCATTTCGCAGTCGCTCTTGCTCTGCAGCTAAAGTTTCTGTAAGATTTGCAAGACGCTCTTTATCACTGCTACCTTCGGCTGCATCAAGCATCTCTCGAAGTCTGCCACTGCTTCCTATCCCTTCGTCAATTATTTTAGTAATTTCGGCAATATCGTCAGTACCTGCAAGCGCATTCATCAAAGACTTAAGACCATCGGTCATACCATCAATAGGGGTAGTTTTGCTTAGTGTATTAAAGTATTTAGTAGTCTCGTCATTTACGTTTTTGAGAGCTTCTTCTACAGAGGCGGTTTGCTGCCCTTGTGTTACTATTTCCTGCAGTACTGTTTTAGCAGTTTCTAGGTTAGCTGTATTTACTTTGCTAACTCCTTCTTTTGCTAATAGGCCCTGGAGTTCTTTACTTCCTTTTATTCGCTCATTTAAAAAGTCCACTTGTTCTTGAGCAGAGCCACTTGCTTGTGTAGCTTCCATCTTGTCTAGAACTTGAAGTACTTGAGAGGTTGCATTTCCGAATGCTTTATATCTTTGAGTAACTGAATTAATTATTTTTGAGTTACCTTGTAGAGCTAAGTTTATTTCTCTAAAATTCTTGTCCAACTCTTTTGCGGTTTCCGCAGCGTCTGATACTACTTCTTCTAGTGCTTTTGTCTCTGCAGATTTAAAATAATTAAAAACAGCTTTTATGCCTTCATAGAGCATTGCCATTACAGAAATAGCAATACCCACAGGGCCCAACAATAACGATACTGCTGCTCCTGCTAGTCGGAAAGCTCCAGCGGCTAACATAGCAGCAATTCTTGCATATCCCATAGCTGTAGCCAAAAGAGTTGTTTGTAGTCTTGCGACGCCTACTGCTGTTGAGTACCCTTGTACTGTAACTTTTAATTGCTCTTTAGCTAATTTATAGTTGCCCGAAGCTAAAGCTGCAAACATTGTAGCTTGAGCATCTTGAGTAGTTGCTAAAGTACTCGCAAGCTGAGCCTTTCTAACTTCTGTTACAACTTGTCCAGATACTTTCTTCCGTCTAGCATACTCAGCTTCTCCCTCCGCACCTTGCTTTAGAAGTTTTGCATTACTAACCATTGACATTTCTTGGCCTCTGATTGCGGCGTCAAAATCTTCTGTGGCTTGAGTGCCGTCTGCTAGTTTGGTTGTTAGATTAGTAAGGCTCCCGGAGGATCGATTCATTGAGTCCAAACTTTCAATATTTGACGCCGCAAGCTGCCTTTGGAACCCTGCCGCATCCGCAGCTCCTTCAGCATACTCCGATAAACTTCCTAGAAGTTTACCTGAAATTGTAGAGCCGAATAAAAGAACTGCACCAACAAGTAAGCCAGTATTTTCAAGTAGTAGCGTAAGGAAGGGGATAACTCCAGTGTTTACTATACTTAAAAAAGCTTTAGAAACATCAGCAAAAGCTGCTGCAAGCTTATCAAACGGATTTGCATCTACGTCTGAAATTGCCCCGAACTTTTGAGTTGCTTCATCTAGGGTCGCATTGGCGAACGCCTGACGCTTTTCAAAGCTAGTAAGCTGCTCTACACCTTTACCTAGCTGTTTTGCATATTGATCGTATGCCTCATCTAGTTTTACAAAAATACCTAATTCGTCAAGTAGTTCTGGTTCTAGTTTTGTAACACCGCGAGTAAAGCGTTCTAGAGAATCCTGAGTGTTTCTGCCCAGAGCAATGGAAGCATTTTTTGCAGCTACACCAAACTGTTCTATCATACTAGAGTCTAGCCCGGCACTTGTAATCATTGCCGTAGATCTCATAGCTTCTTCTAAACTGAGTGCGTGTCCTGTAGCTTCCTGTAATCCTTTGGACAATGTTCCCATTGCAAGACCTGATGCAGCTCCCAGAGTTGATAATCCTTGCGTAAGCTGCTCTACCTGGGCAGCTCTACGTAATACTCCGAAAGCAGCTGACAAAGCAAATACGTTTGCAGCAAGAGTTGCGTAGGCAGGTACCAAACCTCCTCCCATTGCTTGCTGCATCTTACTGAATGCTTTTGTGCTATTGGAAGTCGCTCCCGCAACACCTTTTTCGCCTCGCTGGTATCTATTCCGTGAATTTGTAAGTTGATCCGTCGAGTCAGCGGCCTGTTTGGCTTTTTTCGCAACGATAGAAAGATCGCCATTGTCGTCGATCTTTACTCTAATCTTAACTTCGTTTTGGGCCACTTGTTTTTCTCTTTAGCTTATCACGCTCCTTTTTTAATTCATCGGAGGATTTTTTGATAGCTCTTGAGTCAAGAAAGTTTAGTACTTGGACTAAAAGTTCTTGATTATCAACTTCGAATACTTCTGCTAGGTACTTTAGGGTTGAGTAGTCTTTACCCACGTATCCTATATCTGGATAAACTCTATCCCCTAAAACATTAAAAATAGATATTGCATCTAATACTTCTTCTGGAAAATCTTCCCAGCTTGGAGGAATCTCTTCTTCAATAGGCTCCTGTCCAAGCTGTTCCATCATTTCAAAATAACGATCTTTCGTCATTTTGGCTTCTAAATTATTATACAGCTTCCCCAGTCTCTCTAGAAGTGCTTCCATCTCGGTCTGTACGAAAGTTATCGAGATCAAAGACTACCTCATTGAGCCATGTGTCGAATTCAGTTGAGGATGAAACAAGAACTTCTGCATTTTCAGCGGTATAAGGGAGCTCTTGGCTCATATCTTTACCTTCAGTATCAATAAGAATAAGGGTTTCCAAATTCTCAAGAGTTAAGCCTTCCCAGCCTTTAATAACTGCAGAGCTAAACTCTACGACAAACTTATCTTCATCTAATGTTTCCATTACTTGACGTGTCTTTCGATCAAACTTTTGAACTGTGCAGCGCTTTCGAAGATTTGTAAGCTCCTTACGCGAAAGATTTGCAACCTTGACCTTAAAGCCAGAAAGCCCAGGAAAATCTACCCAGACTTCTTTAACGTCGACCATTAATTTTTTTAATTCCATTAAAACCACTCCTTAAATAGTGTTGTATTGTAAAATACTACTTAGCGTAGTATTGTCTGTTAATCTCCAGTCAAACATTTGTGCATAGACTGGTCCTGAAGCTGCCCTGTTAGTATATGAAACAGAAGGCATATTAAAATCAAAACCAGCAAAAGTACCTGAATATTCTTGCCCTGCTTTAATTCTAAGTGTTGTATTAGTATCAAAGTTTAGAAAAGTACTTTCTGATCCATCCTTTAAATACTTTCGAATATTTCCAGAGAATATCTTGCCTTTTATGACAAAACCGCTGGGGTACATTGCATTCGAATTATCTGTAGCAGCTAATCCGCCTTGCACTGTTTCATAGCCAACCCACTCAATATCATTTTGCAACTCAGCCGAAATACCGAATACACAATCAGTAATATCAGTTGAATCTAATGTTACTGAAATATTCGGTATAATACGCGTTAAAGAAGAGGGGTTGGATACAAGTGATTCAGAGCGAGCACTAACAAAGTTATTAAAATTTGTTTGTGGTGTCCCATCAGTGTTGTTTGTAGCTGATCGAATTAATTTTTCAGCTTCGCCTTCTACGGTTAGCTTTAGTATGCTAGCTTTAGAAATGGCAAACTCACCGTTTGTAAGTACAGCATTTTGCAGCTGAAAAATACTTTCGTCGCTTATAAAAAACAAGTCAAAAGCATTACAATCAATAAGACGATCGAACACTATACTTTGACTAGCTGAACTCTCCTTTATAATATTTACAGTAAATGAAAAAGATGCCGGATTTGCTTTAACAATCGTTGATCGTTCAAAGTACTGGGGAGAGTGTACTGTATTTACAGATTCTGTAGATTCTGTAAAAGTTTGTGAGAAAGATATATCATTTTCGGGCTGAAGCTCGTAAATATTACTACCGTACACCAAAGCTAATTTGGTATTCTTTAGAAAGTTAAAGGCCGGCATTTTTTATCTCCTCATAATATGGTATATTACTCCATTCAAGATGTTTTGTCAAGAATTATTTTTAGAAGGTGAATAGAAAAAACGGGCCGTAGCCCGTTTTAAAGTAGTTAAATATTTTATTATGCGTTATGGTATACAAGAGTGGCTTCGTTGGTTTGATCCAAGCTTGAAGGAAGCGCATGGAAATTAACTTCAAGACCGATAATATCTTCGATCTGATGAGTTGGAATCTCCAAGTGAGCCGTTGGAATGTCAATTACAAGTTTTGGATTATTAGAACCGCCAATGCTAAATAGCAAATCAGTTGAGTTACTAACAATCGTCGTTGCGCTTGCAAGATCGTCAAACAAGTCCGCACTAGTACCCGCACCTGAAGCAGTTCCACCGTTCAAATAACACGTAAAACTTCCTGAAATATTTCTTGTTCCTGTTACATTACCCAGAGGCTGGTTTACAACACAAAGCTCTTCTGGAGTCAGGAAGGTAAGATTGTTCTCGAAAGAAATACTACCACCTGTCAATGTAAGCTCGTAGGAAGTTTGTGAGTAAGGAGCGCTGCCGCCTGCCGTAGTAATCGCAAGCGTTGAAAGACGATTACGAATAAAGTTGTCGTTGCTGTGGGCGATACCATCACTAATGATATTACTATCCCATCCAACAGGCATTGCTGCTTCTTCTGTAATTAGAGAACCAAGACCGCTCCAATCCAAAGTAAGAATACCATCAATATCAAAATCCATTGTAACAGAGTTACAAACGGCTTTTGAAATCTTATAAATTGTTTGAGGGTTGCCCGGACCTGCTGAATAAGACGCAGGGGCGGTTCCACAAGCACCAAGTACAAAGTACAAATTAAAAGTCCCGAGAGCTGAAACGTTACTGCTGTCAAAATCCATCGTTACATTACTTGGAGTGG